CCATTTTTATTTTGATCGGTTCCTATTTCATGTTCATAATACGTTGTGATACCTTCTGTGTTTCCTACAACATCAAAAGAAGTATCTGTGTCCGCATCATATTCTGCTGCATGTGGAGTACCAAATACTGCAGAATCTTTCCAAACGGTTCTAGACAATGATCCATTTGTCCACACAGGTCTTTGTGGTGATGAATCAAAATAATTATAAGCCACCATTCTATTAACAACCGATGAAGTTGAAGTTGGATAAAACCACATAACTTCACCAAACAGATTATTTAATCCTGCGGATACCATCTGATTACCTGATTCTAAATTTATATTATCATAAACATGATCTTCTACTAAACATGGTAGTGATTCTAATTTACCAGCGTATCTAAAAAAACCATTCTCTGACATCCAATACGCAGAACCATCAACTTCTACACAGGCATTTTTTCCAACCAATCCACAGTTAGTTCCAACTTGTGCAAACGCAAAAGTAAATGGTTGACCAACAAAACGTTGAGTAAATAAAGCTGTATCGGTCCAAACATAAATTGCATCACGACCTCTAATAGCCCCTATGATCTTTGATCCGTCGGCCAGTCTTTGTGTACCAGCAGTATTGGTTGCTGTTGGTGTGTATGTATTTATATCTTCTTGGTCTGAGAATCTAATAAACATTTCGTCTTGTGTTGTATTTGTTCCAATGGTTGTTTCTGTTCCAAAAAATACTAAGTGTCTGTCAGGTGTAGATACTAACATATGACGTGATGCTGTTGGTGCACCTGATATAATTGTAGCTCTTGTAGTTGTTGCATTTGATAAAGATGAGTCCCATTCAAAGCATGCATTATTGGCAATTAAACAAATAGCCTTATCACCAAAATTATCTAATGACCACATACCAGGTTCAATAATTAAATCTCCTGATGCTGCTTCACCCCATGCTACAAAGTCTGATGTATTAGTAATTGTAGCGCCATCGCTATGTGATGCTGCTGTTGTGTTTCTAACTCCTCTTGTTACACCTGTTAAAGTGTTTGTTGAAATACCTGTGTAAGACATTTCCTCTGTTCCTATTTTAATAAAGTTAGTTCCAGAGTCCGGAAACTGAGATGCATCTGTTAATACAATAGTAGTTGTAGAAGAATTTATTGCACCATTTAAAGTTGTAGTTGTAGCTCCTGGCTCTTCTCCACCCCAAGATCCTAATCCCCATCCAAAACCTTTTGCTTGCACAGCTGGTCCTACGGGATAATAATGTTGAATTCTAATACCGCCAGAAGTAGTTGCGCCACTTCCAGACTCATTTGATGGCATTGTGATTGTAAGCGTTGTAGTTGATGGTACACTTGTTACCATAAATTTTTTATCATCAAAATCAGACGCACTAAAATTGGATCCTGTAATTGTAGTAAAATTATCTAATAATAGTATTTCACCTGCAGCGATATTATGTGCACTAGAAAAAGTAAGTGTTACTACTGCTGATCCGTTTGTTGTACTAAATGCGCTTGTAAGAGTTGTTGTGGTTTTAATAGGATGTATGTCATAAAATACGCCACCTGAATATGCGTATAATATTCTGTTAGTGCCTATGATAGCATATTTTCTACCTAGGCTGTTAACATAGTGATGTAAACCTCTAGCAGCTCCTGTTAAATCGTCTGTTCCTAGCTGTTTCCAACCACCTATTTTTTCAGGTGTACCATATCTAAATCTAACATTATCACAATCTACCCATTGACCCTCTGCTGTGGTCGCGGATATTTGTTTATTTATACCTGGTTGAAATCCTATTTTTTGTAGCATAATAGACCTTTATACCGTATTTAAATCTTTTTGAATAGACGTTATTCTTCTATAACGTCTTTGTCGTTTTGAGTCAAATTTAAATGCTGACCTTCATTGCTAGTTAAATTTTGTATTTCTGAAGGAAAATAGTCATTAATTTCGGCAGCTATTTTTACAAGAGTATTACTAAAATGTTTTAAAGTAGTGGCATCTAAAGTAAAATAATTTCTTTTATTTAACATCTCAACTTCTTGTTTAGTAAACATTAAAATACCCGATCCGTCTTTTTTGTTTTGCATTAGTTTCATTTTTTATCCTTGTGGACCTCGTTTCTTTTTTTCATTGTGAAGATCACCTGCATGACGAGCTAAGGGTCCGTTTGCATCAACATAATGTAAAAATAATTGTATGTGATAATCTCCTGTATATGGCTCTCTCCAATGTTCATATTCTCTGCCTTTATAAATTACACCATCGCCAGGTTTTAAATTTATAGGATTACCATCAATATAAATAGGCCATTCAACACCATCAGAACCTATGGCAATTGTAGTTGATATCTCACATGCATTTCTATCTATATGTTTTTCTAACTCAGCATTAAAAGTATAACATCGCCAAAAAGAATATGTTTCCTCTAATTTTAAATTAGAATATTTTTCAAATATCTTTTTCTTATCTTTTAAATAAGCATCCATTAAAATATCTCGATAAAAAAATGTATCTCCATTATTGTTTTGATCTACATCAAAGTTTGTTTGATTAGAAAAATGTTTAGCTTTACAATAATCATTTAAAATTCTTAATTCTTTTGAAGAAAAAATTTTTGGTATTATTTTATATTTCCAGTTTAAGTTAGCCATGATACAATTGTATAACGTGTTCCTTTTGTAACTGGAGATACGGAATGTGGAAATAAAAAATTAGATGGCCACATTACACATCTCCCAGGTTTTGGTTTTATTGTTGTATAAATTTTTTTATGATCTTTAGGATCATGAAAATTTAATTCTCCACCTTCATAATCGTTGTTTAAAAATAATACCACACTTATAGTCCTTGGAACAGATCCACAGTGATCACTATGAACTACATACATACCACCTTTTTCATATTTTAAAGCTTCAAGTGAAGCCATGTGTTTAGCATGAGTTGTATGTTCTTTTTCATAATAACCATGATAACTGTCTATTACGTTTTTTAAAAAATTTTTCCAATGAATACCAGTGTAACTATTATCTAAAAAATCATATCCTTGGGTATTTCTAATTTTTGTATCAACAGAATTATTATCTGGAGCACTTTCATCTACAAGTCCCATTTGTTTAAATGAAGCTTTATTATTTAAAAATTTTAATAAACTAGAAAGAGTTCTAGTTTGTATATGTCCATTAAAACATTTTATATATTTTTCTAATTCCATCTTTTTTTCTTCCAAAACAACCTCCTGTAATTATCTATTAAAAATTTTTTAACTGAATAAAAACCCATTATTGTTTCATCTAAAGTTTTTTCTTTCATTACCATTTTCCAACCTTCTCTTTTAAAAGGTATTACTTGAGCAATAGGAGTTCCTCTTTTAATAATAGTTTCTAAAGTAGGATATTTATCACCATTTATTATTATTGGAAAATTTATTTCTCCTTCAAAAGTATCTGTGTCAACAATTCCAGAAATTATTTCAAATCTATCATCATAATTATTTAATGGTGGAACAAATAAACAAGAGTATCCTGGAGGAGTTTTAATAGAAAAAGGATTTAATATTTTATAAAAAGGAAGGTTTTTATTTTTTTTATGAAAAGGACATTCAGTTCCCAATTGTTTAGCAGGATGAATTTCATGATTGTCAACATTTATATTTAAGTGGTATCTTGCATGAAGTTGTTCAGAATCCTTGTGAGTATATCTAAAAGCGCTGTCTTTTTCTCCTTTTATATTTATAATATTGTGTTCTAAACATAAATCTTGTGGCATTTTTATAATGTAGCCTGCTGTTAAAGAATCTAAAAAAGGCATACAACCTTTTACAGTAGGTATTTCTTTAGAATGTTTTAATTGTTTGTACCATTTTGGTACATGTTTTAATGCTGGTTCCGGAAAAACGTCATCAATTAATTTTTTAGTATTTTCAGGATAAAAAAATTCTATAATATTATCTTTCATAATTCTATTCTAACCATACTTAACTTAATAATTAAGTCAAGATTTAAAAAAATCCAAGATCTATATATTTATTATTTTCTCTTAAAACTTCTGCAGGACTTTTTGTTGGAAATGTTAAACTTGATACATCAATAGTATTTAAAAAATTTAAAGTATCTTGAGCCATAGAAATTTTTGAATGGTTTGGTTTTTTTTCCATTTTTTCTTCTAATCGCTTTTTATATCGAGTAAGATGAGTTTCATATATTGTCTCATCGGGTAACATATCAACTTCTCCACCAGGTTCATCAATCACTGATGGGATTCCATCAACTATAGTTGTCGTTTTTGTATTAATAAAAAGACCATCATACTCATCTTGTGTAATATCAAACATAGAATACAAATGTTCAAAACCACGATGAATGTAAGTTAAGTCTTGATCAGTTGATCCTCCACCGATTAAACTTCCAGGATGTACAGGAATCTCAGCTACATTTTTAAAAATTAATTTAGCCATTTTATCCGATATCCTCGTAAATCAAAATTCCACCATTATTACCCTCTATACCACCTTGCGGACCACCAGGTCTACTACTCTCAAATCCCCCGTCTCCACCTTGTCCAGCTTGTCTTAATTTTGATGCTTTTCCATTATACAAACCAGGAATAAGTCCTGCTGATTGTGGAAGATTTGTTGCATTTTGAATCATAGCACCAGTAAAAAAAGTTCCACCATCATTTTGTCCACCCACATCATCCATCATTATGTGTCCAGAAAAAAAGAAAGGTGGAAAATCTGCTGAAGCAGGTTGAGTATAGGCATAAGTCTCATTACTAACTGTTCCAGGATTTCCCATGGTTGTTCCACCTTGTGGAGTTGGGGAACCTTGGGCTCCTCCGTTTCCACCATTAGCAGTTAAATTTGTATTAAAAGTAGTTGCCGACCCAGCTTGTCCTGCTTGTTGAGGACTACTAGTACCACCGCCACCGCCTTCTCCAATTGAAAATGGGGCAGTGTAAGGTTGGGATACAGGAACTTTAAAAAATCCATATCCACCATGTCCACCAACTCCTCCAAGAGCAGGAGCACCGGAAGCTCCTCCGCCTCCTCCGCCTCCACCACGAAGATAAACGTGAAGTTTTGTAGTTCCTGGTTGAGCAGTAAATGTTGTTGGGCTTGTTCCATGGTGTATACTTTGTGTTAGAACCATGTTAGTTGCTGAAACGGAACCTGAAGAAGCTGCAACAACTCTTCCGTCAGAATCAATAGTTATATCTGCTGTTGAGAAACTTCCTTTTGCTGGTTTAATTATTCTTGGCATTAGTTATCTTTCCTCCCTATATTAATCAACCATTTCTACATAAGAAACATGAAATGCTAAATCATTAGCAGCACCCGCCGTTACAGCGATTAAATCTGTTTCGTCTAAATAGATTGGTCTATTAATTAAATCTAATGTTGAATCAGCAGGCACTGAAATTGTGCTTGCGATTTTATAATAAGTCGAACCATTGTCATTACTAATTTCTACTGTTGCATCAACAGCATTAGTTCCATCAATGTTTGCTAATAATATTGTATCAATTCTAACTGCAGTTTCTGCAGGGACATCAATCATCGTAGTTCTGTTTGTATCAGATAAACTACCCATAGCATTTTTAGGTGTGATTGTTGCTATATTTACAAGATTTGGTGTTGCCATTTTTTATTCTCCTTCTAGATTAATATCCGAAAACCATGGAAAAGACAATACCTTTTCCATCAGTAGTTACCACTTGAGTAGAACTAGTTCCTGGTGATGCGTTAGTTACTTTTGTTCTACCTGTGCCATTTGGAGCTATAGTTATATCTCCATTTGCTGCATCTGTAAGAGTAACAGTTCCTGCATTTGTTCCACTATTTGTGTTTAAAATTAAATCTGCTGCACCACCTGTTGTTACAGTTAATGCTCCAGCCCCGTTTGACGTTAAAGTAGCCGCTGCACCAGAATCTCCGACTTTTACCGTATCTGCTGCAAGAACCACATCTCCAGTTCCATTTGGAATAATATCAATATCTGCATTTGAAGTTGATACAATATCATTTCCATTAACATCTAAGTCTCCACCTAATTGTGGTGATGTATCATCTACAACATCTCCACCAAATTCAACGGAAACTATATTTGGATTTGTGTCGTCATCAGCTTTTGCATATGCTAATATTGTTTTACCATTTGCAACTGTAGCTGAAGTTCCTGTTCCACTAACATATTTAAATACTACGTTTTGTGATCCAGAAGTTCCATTTTTTAAAAGATAAAGTTGTTGAACATCTAAAGGTATTGTAACATTTCTAGATGCAGTTAATGTTCCAGTAAATTCTATAACTCTATGTGCAAGAGATGCACCTGTTGATCCATCTGATACTGAAAGAGTTGTATCTCCAGAATCTGATACAGCCTGTGAAGCAGTACCACCAATGGCTTGTTCTACAATTTCTAAATTAGTATTTGTTTTTGTTCCCCACGTACCGGCATTTTCACCAGTTGCTTGTTTTTCTATACCCAGAGGTGTGTATGTTGATGCCATAAATTTTATCTCCTATGCAGCGTCACTATAACTTGTATTTGATCCAGTTGCAACATCAGAAATAGTGCTATCTGATCCTGTTGAAACTGAACCTGGTGTTGTATTAGATCCAGTGCTTACATCAGAAAAACTACTATTTGATCCTGTTGACACGGCACTATAAGATGAATTTGATCCGGTGTCAACATTTCCATAAATTGGTATAATTGTAGGTAATCCTACTCTTAATGTTGTTGAAACTCCACTAATACCTAAAACTAAATCTGTGACTGTTGTTGATCCAACTGATGCAGTCGCAGAAACTCCTGTTAATCCCATAACATCAGCTGGTGTTAAAGAACCTACTGAAACAGTTGAAGAAACTCCAGTTGGTACTATTACAGGATTTGAAGTTATACTTGGGTCACCAACACTAACTGTTGATGACTGACCTGTTAAACCGATCGCTTGATCATCTACTGTAACAGAACCAACACTAGTTGTGGATGACTGACCACTTAAAGTAATACCTTCAACAATAGATAAAGTTCCAACATCAAGAGTGGACTCGACACCAGTTAATCCCATTACATCTGCCGGTGTAATAGATCCAACATTTCCTGTTGCAGAAACTCCTGTTAATCCCATCACATCTGCTGGTGTAATAGATCCAACACTTCCTGTTGCAGAAACTCCTGTTATTTGAACAAGTGAATTTATAGAAGCATCCCAAGGCTCTTCACCCCAACCATTTCTACCCCAACCAACAAGGGTTCCGGAATTAGAAAGATCACCTATAGCAGAAGTTATTGACTGACCTGTCACTCCCATTACATCCGCTGGCGATATTTCTCCAACAGAAGATGTTATTTCTAAACCATTTATATCCACTACGTTAGCAGTTGTAAGACTTCCAACAGAAGAGGTTATTTCTAAACCTGATAGCTCGACAGAGTATTGAACTCCCCATGCACCATTATTCCACTCTGCCCTACCCCAACCTTCTTCATTTGCTGAAACTACACTTCCTAAAGAAGATGTAATTCCAAAACCTGATAAAGTTACTGGTGTTATGTTATTAACAGTTGGAAAAGTTGCATTAACATTTGAAGATAAACCTGTTAATTCTGCTATTGTTGTTGGTGCACCTTCTGCTGTTCCTTGTGAAGAAGTTATAGATATACCAGATGGTTCTACAGAATACTCAACTCCCCATCCTGAGTTACTCCATTGTTGTCTACCCCAACCTTCAACGTTAAATGATTGTGGTGTTCCTAATGCTGATATTGTTCCAGGTGA